TCGAGTCCTTATTCAGGATTCAAGGATTGAGTCAAGCTTGAGTCGATGTAATGGTTAAAAGAGATTTTACCTTTACAACAAACTCAGCTAAACAGTATTCTTTAGACCCTAATCAGGTTTATAGATATGCTGTTGGTCAACCTATGGGATGTCTTTCTTCTTGAGCGGGTCTTGCTATAACTCATCATTGAATTATGCAAGTCGCTTCAAGATCACTCGGTTTTACTGAGTGAGAAGAAAGATACGAGGTCCTTGGTGATGATATTGTAATCTTTGATAGTCCGTTGGCTAATGCCTATACGGAGATCATGAGAAAGCTTGGTTTAGAAATTAATTTTTCTAAATCCTTGATTTCAAAAGATCGTCCCGTATTTGAATTCGCTAAACGAACTGTGATCGGCGACAAATTAGTCTCTGGTATTACCATGAGTCAAATTTGATCGTCTGCACTTAGAAATTCTTTGATCAATAATATTGTTCATTGAATTGCTAAGGGCTACATCTCGAAAATCTCAACAATCCACCACGCTCTGAATTTCTTCAGAGCGAAGGAAAAAAGGGATTTAAAGCTGTTTGCTGCTGCATTCCAACTAGGAAGTCAATCTAAGATTGAGCGTACTAGATTAATGTCGTCCATCGTAGACCCCCGAAAGGGTGTTTATTTTGATGCCGATACTTCATTTGAAGTTCCGGTGAAGACATTAATAGGAATGAGTCGAGACAAGATTCAAAAGGTTGAATCTTCTTTTGAGTTATCCAACTTGGATATCAGAGGAGAGTGGATGGATGAAAACGAAGAACTATTTGTTGCTTCGGTTCTCCAATCCGCTTACAATGATATCAAAGTCCTTGCTACTAACCACTTAGATACTCTTAACGAGTGATCAAGGAAGTTAGTCAAGGAGTCCATGTTATCCAAACTACAACTTTCACAAGTTGCAGGATGGTTCGAGGACATCATTATCGATGATTATATCAAAGATAATGATCCTTACGAGCTTGAAGATATAGTTGAAGAACTACTCATCAAGCAAGCTAAGGCTCGAAATATTAAAATGGAGGATGCACTCAAAGTGTACCAAAAGGTACAAGTTCTAAGCTTTAAATTTAGGATTCCAACCCGTGTAACGGCTTCTCAAGAAGAGAGTTTAGCTAGTAAAGTAATGATTACTATGCTAAATCCACTTGTTATGAGAGGTCCGCATTACTGAGAGATGAAATCTCCTCAAATATAGTCTACTTTGGATAGTTGGTGAT